TTAGCCCAGATTCTTCTTGAGGGTGTCCAGCTGAGCACGCAGTTCGGCAGGCAGATGATCGCCAAACTTCTTGTAGTGCTCCTCGATCTCGGCGGCCTCCTTAGTCCAGACGTCCTTGTCCACCGTCAGGATGTCCTTGAGGGTGGCCATATCCATGTCAAGGTCGGTCAGGTCGATGTCCTCCGGCTTGGGCACGTAGCCGATAGCCGTCTCGGTGGCGTCGGCCTTGCCCTCGCACCGGTCGATGATCCAGTTGAGCACACGCATGTTGTCGCCGAAGCCCGGCCACACGAAGTTGCCCTCGTCATCGGTACGGAACCAGTTGACGTTGAAGATCTTGGGGGCCTTGTCGCCCAGCTTCTTGCCCATATCCAGCCAATGGCGGAAGTAGTCACCCATGTGGTAGCCGCAGAAGGGCAGCATGGCCATGGGATCACGACGCACCACGCCGACGGCACCAGCCGCCGCTGCGGTGGTCTCGGAGGCCATGGCGGAGCCGATGAACACGCCGTTCTCCCAGTCGCGGGACTGGTACACCAGCGGCGCACACTTGGCACGGCGGCCGCCGAAGATGATGGCGGAGATGGGCACGCCGGCGCCCTTGTTGAACTCGTCGGAGATGCAGGGGCAGTTCTCCGCCGGGGCGGTAAAGCGAGAGTTGGGGTGGGCGGCGCAGGTGGTCTTGTCTGCCTTGTTGAACTTGGCAGGATCCCACGGGTTGCCCTTCCAATCCAGCGCGTTCTCGGGCAGGTTCTTGTTGAGACCCTCCCACCACACGGTGTTGTCGTTCAGATCCAGCGCCACGTTGGTGAAGATGGTGTTGCGCTTGGTGGACTCCAACGCATTGAAGTTGGAATGCTCGTTGGTGCCGGGGGCTACGCCGAAGAAGCCGTTCTCGGGGTTGATGGCGTACAGACGGCCGTCCTCACCGATGCGCATCCAGGCGATATCGTCGCCTACCGTCCACACCTTGTAGCCCTTCTTACGCAGGTACTCGGGGGGGATGAGCATGGCCAGGTTGGTCTTGCCGCAGGCAGAGGGGAAGGCGGCGGCCACGTAGTGGATCTCGCCCTTGGGGTTCTGCAGACCCAGGATGAGCATGTGCTCCGCCATCCAGCCTTCCTTCCAGCCCTGGAAGGAGGCGATGCGCAGGGCAAAGCACTTCTTACCCAGCAGCACGTTGCCGCCGTAGCCGGAGTTGACCGAGATGATGGTGTTGTCCTCGGGGAAGTGGCAGATGTACCGCTTCTCGGGATCGATGTCGCAACGGGAATGCAGGCCACGGACCCAGTCGTTGCTGTCGCCCAGCACCTCCAGCACCTTGGGGCTGACACGGGTCATGATGAGCATGTTGAGCACCACGTACACCGAGTCGGTGATCTCAATGCCGATCTTGGCCAGAGGAGAACCGATGGGACCCATGGAATAGGGGATGACGTACATGGTACGCCCCTTGTAGCTGCCACGGGCAATGTCGTACAGCTTCTTATACATCTCGGCAGGATCGCACCAGTTGTTGGTGGGACCGGCCATCTCACGGGTGGAGGTGCAGATGAAGGTGCGATCCTCCACACGGGCCACGTCGTTGGGCTTGGTGCGGTGCAGATAACAGCCGGGGAGCTTCTCCTCGTTGAGCTTGACCAGCTCACCGCACTCCACGGCGATGCGGCGCAGCTCCTCCCGCTGCTCGTCGCTGCCGTCCACCCAAACCATCTTGTCCGGGGTCAGCAGGGCCTTCATGTCATCCAACCACTGGATAACAGTCTTGTTGTTGGTCATGTGTATTGTCTCCTTTCGCGTATGGCATGGTATATATCAGAAAAAAATACCATTTCTTCGACAAATACCATTATATAAGAGTTTGTGCAAGAATGCAAGAACTATTTGTTAAATTTTTAATAACAATCCGGGGGGACGAACCCGGGACACACCCGGGACATTATCCGGTGGGAATCATGCTATCATGAGGATACGAAAGGAGGTGGCGCCGTGGCCAGACAGCGTAAAAAACGCCTGCCGATAGCGGACCCGGCGGCGCTGGTGGCGCTGTGGCGTCTGTTTTGCACCGATGTGGTGGAGAACGGCTATGCGACCGTTCCTACGGTGACGGAATTTATCCGTTATGCCGCCCGGACGACCGGTGCGGAGGAGCCGGCGGTAGCCGAGGCGGTGGAACGGCTTTGGCCGGAGGTAAGACAGGCGGTGGAGGCCATCCGGGGGGACGTGCTTTCCCAGGGGACCATGCTGGGGAAGTACCAGTCCACCATGTCGGTGCTGGCGGTGAAAAACTGGTGCGGTTGGTCGGATAAGGCGGAGGCCGCCAAAGGCCCTACCCCTGCCGGTATTGCCGCCGCCGCCGCTGAGATCGAAAGGCTGATGGCGGATGGCGGATAGGCAGACGGTGGTGCGGATGCTCACCGAAAAGCCCTACCGGCTGGGGCATCTGCTGGGGTTTACCGCCCTGACCGAGCTGCATAACGACTGGATACGGGACATGGTGCTGGGACAGAAGGACACCACCCTGCAGAGCCACCGGGGCAGCTACAAGACCACCTGCGTGTCGCTGGCGCTGGCGCTGCTCATCCTACTGCGGCCGGGGTGCCGCACCCTCTTTATGCGCAAGACCGACGGGGATATCAAGGAGGTCATCGCCCAGGTGCGCAAGATCCTGGAAAGCCCCCACTGGGCGCACCTGTCCCGGTGCCTGTACGGGACGCCGCTGGTGCTGACCACCGCCACGGTGAGCGAGCTGAGCACCAACCTGTCCACCGACATCAAGGGCACCGCCCAGCTGGTGGGACTGGGGACCAGCGGCTCGGTGACCGGCAAGCACTTTGACCGGATTTTTACCGATGATATCGTCAATATACAGGACCGGCTGTCCCGGGCGGAACGGGAACGCATCAAGCTGCTGTACCAAGAGCTGCGCAACGTGGTCAACCGGGGCGGCCGCCTGTATAACACCGGTACTCCCTGGCACCCGGAGGATGCCTTTAGCCTCATGCCGCCGCCCCGGCGGTACGACTGCTACCAGACGGGGCTTATTGCCCCGGAGGAGCTGGCCGCCATCCGTGACCAGATGGCCCCCTCCCTCTTTGCCGCCAACTACGAGCTGCGGCACGTGGCCGCCGAGGAGGTTATTTTCACCCATCCGGTGACCGGGGGTGCGCCGGCGCTGGCGGAGCAGGGCATTGCCCACGTGGATGCCGCCTACGGCGGCCGGGACAGCACCGCCCTGACCATCTGCCGCCGGCAAGGGGACACCTACTACCTTTACGGCCGGCTGTGGCCCTGCCACGTGGAGGACGTGCAGGAGGAGATCCTCGCTCTTGTTCGCCGGTTTTGCTGTGGGCGTATCCATTGCGAGGACAATGGCGATAAGGGGTATCTGGCCCGGCAGCTGCGCCGGCAGGGCGCCCGGGTGATGGCCTACCACGAGGGCATGAACAAGCACCTGAAGATATTGACCTACCTGCGCTCGGTGTGGCGGCAGGTGGTGTTTGTGGAGGGCACCGACCCGGACTATCTGCGGCAGATCACCGACTACAGCGAGGAGGCAGAGCACGACGATGCCCCGGACAGCGCCGCCTCCGCCGTCCGGGTGCTGTGGGGCCGCCGGGGAGAAGGAGCCATCATCCGGCCGGGACGCATCGCCCTGACCGGGGAGGATATGACACTGTGAAAGGAGTATACGCATGATCCTGTCTATTATCAGTCTGTTGCTCAGTCTGGCGGCTTTGGGGACGGCGCTGTGGCGCCGCCCCGGCAACACCGCCGCCCCGGGCCGTAAGGCGGCGCCGCCCCGGGAGGAGGTGCTGGTTGCCCGGCAGGAGTGGCACAACTTTATGCACTACGACGGCACGCCCCAGCCACCCATTGATCCCACCCAACCGATGTGAAACGGCACCGCCGTTTGACATAAACTGCACGCCCGCACCAAGGGCAAGGAGGAATCCGTATGCAAGAGACCATGGAAGCCGCCGTGACCCCGGACACCATACCGGAGCCGGCGGCTGCCGACGGGGCGCAAGCCCCACCGTCCCCTACCACACCGGAGCCGGAGACGACCTCACCGTCGTCCGCCCCGGCACCCACGATCCCCGTCCGGTTCCGGCATCAGGACCGGGAGCTGTCCATGGAGGAGGCCACCGGCTATGCCCAGATGGGGCTGAAGTACGAAAGTCTGCAGCCCACCCTGGATAAGCTCCGGATGATGGCCGCCGGCCGGGGACAGAGCCTGGAAGCCTTTGTCGGCGCCTGGGCCGAGGCGGAGGAGCTGGCCGCCCGGCAGCAGCTGGAGGAAAAAACCGGCGGCGACGGGGAGCTGGCTGACCGGCTGTGGCAATGGGAGGTATCCCGGAGACAGAAGGTGTGCGAAGCGCCGCCGCCTCCGGAGACAAACGCCGAGGGAGCCTTGGCCCAGCGGATGGCATCGGAATATAAGGAACTGCGGGAAGAATGCCCCGAGGTGACCGATTTTGATGCTCTGCCGGAGGGGGTTCTCCGGGACGCGGCAGACAACGGACGGCATCTGCTGGACGCGTATCTGCGGCACCAGTGGCGGGAAAACCGCCGCATTGAACAGAACGAGACCGCCCAGCGCATGGCGGCACAGGCCAGCGCCGGACGGCTGGGGGACGCCCCGGCCGGGGACGGCAAGGATGCCGCTACCACCGCCATGCTCAAGGCGATTCGTTCGGTATTTTCGTAAAAAACGAGAAAAAAAGGAGACGTAACACATGGCTATCAATACCCTTACTTACAATGAAAATCTCACCGGCGAGCTGGACCGTGTGCTGGTACAGCGCTCGGTGACCGGCTTCATGGCCGACAACGTCCTGCGTGCTAAGTTTGTGGGCGCCAAGACGGTGCTGATCCCCGACGTGGAGATGCAGGGCCTGGGCGACTACAACCGTGACACCGGCTTTGTCCGTGGCACCGTGACGGTGGCCAACACCCCCTTCACCCTGCAGCAGGACCGTGGCCGCAGCTTCACCATCGATGCGGAGGATGCCGACGAGACCGGCGTGTCCGATCTCATCGGTAAGGTGTCTGCCGAGTTTGTGCGCACCAAGGTCATCCCCGAAATGGACGCTTACGTGCTGTCCAAGCTGGGCGGTCTGGCCGCCGAGCAGGGTAATCTCATCGAGGGCGACCCTGCCACCGACGCCTACGCGATGCTGCTTTCCGGCATCCACAAGGCGCAGGCCGCCGTGGGCTACGACGAGGAGCTGGTGGCTTTTGCCAACAGCACCTTCTGGGAAGCCCTGCAGAAGACCCCCGAGCTGAGCCGTACGCTGGTGATGAACGACTTTGCCCGTGGCGACCTGAACGTGAAGGTGGCCACCGTCAACGGCGTGTCCATCCTGCCGGTGCAGGAGGGCCGCATGATGTCCGCTTACACCTTCGGTGACGGCGCTACCGCCGGCCAGGAGGAGGGCGGCTTTGCCCCTGCCGACGAAGCCAAGCATATCGGTCTCATCGTCATGCCCAAGAAGGCGTGCTCGCTGGTCAAAAAGACCGAAAAGACCCGTATCTTTGATCCCAAAGAGAATCTGGCGGCGGACGCCTGGAAGCTGGACTACCGGGTGTACTATGACGCCTTCGTCAAGAAGAGCTACACCGACGCCATCTTCAGCTACACCTACTGATAAGGGGTGAGCAGAATGACCGGATACGCGGCGACCCAGCAGGCCATGCTCCTGCTGGGGTACACCACCCCGGAGGGGGAGACCGATCCCCAGCAGCATGCCGAGCAGTGGCGCATGGCTTTGCCGGCGCTGCAGACGGTGCTGGCGGATATCCGTCATCTGACCCGGTCGGCTTCTCCCCTGCCGGAGAATCTGGCAGAGGAGCTGGCGGTGACCGAGGAGGTGGCACACCGGGTGGTGGTGCCGGGGCTGGCCATGCACCTGGCGCGCATTACCGGTGACGGGAACGGCTACAATCACTTTGCCCGGGAGTATACCGCCCGGCGAAGCGGTGTTGCCCGGGAGAGCCGCCGGGTGACCGACGTCATCCCGGTGCCCTCCGCCTGACCGATGGGGCCCCTCCCTCGGGAGGGGCCTCTACATTTACCAAAAGGAGAATGTGTATGAAACACTCTTGGGATGAGCCTACCCTCATCTTTGACCAGTATCGCAACGGGGTAGGATACAAAGCGGCCATCGGTGAGCGTGGTATCAACGGGCAGACGGCGGTCAACGAGCGCTTTTACGTAGGCGATCAGTGGCATGGCGCCCGGTGCGGTGACCGCAAGCCCTTGGTGCGCTACAACGTGATCAAGCGCATCGGTGACTACAAGATGGCCATGGTGGCCGGGTCGGCGCTGGCGGTGAATTTCACCGCCGAAGGGGTGGACAGCCGCACCGCCGCCAAGGAACGGCTGGCGGTCATCCGGGAGGCCATGAGCCGGGGAGAAGCCCCGGTCATGACCCCGGAGGAGCAGGTCAACCTATCGCTGAACGTTCTCAGCGACTACTACCGGGTTACCGCCGAGCGTCTGGGGCTGGACAGCCTCAAGAACGACGCTCTGCGCCGGGCGTTCACCTCCGGCACGGGGGTGCTGTATACCTGGTGGGATCCCACGGTCCGCACCGGTCTGTATGCCGATGAGGGGCGCACCTCGCCCATCACGGGCGATATCCGCACCGAGGTGCTGGAGGTGGAAAACCTCTTTTTTGGCGACCCGACGGTGGAGGACGTACAGCAGCAGCCCTATATCATCATTGCACGCCGGGAACGGGTGGAGGAGCTGCGCCGGGAAGCCCGGCGCTACGGCCGTTCCGCCGAGGAGGTCGCCCGTATCCGCCCCGACCGGGAGGAGGCCTTTGCCGATGGGGAGGAGCTGCCCGATGCGGACAAGGCCACCGTGCTGACCAAGCTGTATAAGCAGTGGAACCCCACCGGCAACGACTGGACCATCCGGGCGGTGCGGGTGGTCCGGGGCGCTACCGTCCGAGGGGCGTGGGATATGCGTATCCGCCGGTATCCGCTGGCGGTGTTCCGCTGGGAGACCCGTCCTCATTGCGCCTACGGTGTCAGCGAGGTCACCTATCTGGTGCCCAACCAGATCGCCATCAACCGGGCCATCACCGCCTCCGCCAATGCGGTGATGATGATGGGCATGCCCATCCTGGTGGTCAACGAGGACGTGGTGGCCGGCCCGGTGACCAACGACCCCGGTCAGATCATCCCGGTCAACGGGGGAGAGGATATGGGGGAGTGCATCCGGTATGTGGCTCCCACCAACTTTACCCCTCAGTTTGAAGGGCTGGTCAACGGCATGATCGCCAACACCCTTACCCAGGCAGGCGCCAACGACGCCGCCCTGGGCGATATGCGTCCGGACAACACCTCAGCGATCATGGCGGTGCGAGAGGCGGCCACCATGCCCATGCAGCTGCTGCAGAACCGCTTTTACGCCTTTGTGGAGGAGATCGCCCGGATCTGGGCGGAGTTCTGGGTGCATCTGTACGGCCGCCGCCCACTCAAGGTGCAGGACGATACCGGGGAGTGGTACGTGCCCTTCGATGCGGCGGTCCTGCGTGAGCAGCTCATCAACGTCCGGGTGGACGTGGGCCCGGCTAACCTGTGGAGCGAGATCCAGTCCCGTCAGACGCTGGACAATCTCTTTACCGCCAACTTGCTGACCCCCCTGCAGTATCTGGAACGCCTGCCCCGGGGCAGTGTGCCGGATCAGACCGGCCTTGTCCGGGAGCTGCGTGAGCAGACCGCCGGGACACCGGACTCCCAGCAGGTGGTGGAAGCGCTCAGCCCGGACAGCCGGGAGGCGCTGATGCAGATGGACGAGGACACCCGACAGCGACTGCTTCGGCAGGTGCTGGAACAGCCGTAAGGAGGTGGGGTCATGCGGTATAAAGCCATGCCCACCGCCGCCACCGGCACCATGACGGTGCCTCGGCTGAGTGGGGGACTCAACCTATACGATATGCCCGGTCAGGTGGGGGATCATCAGCTCACCCAGGCGGACAACGTGTGGTGGTACCGGGGCGCCTTGCGCACCCGTCCGGGGGTCTGCCGCCGGGAGGGATTACCCACCGGTACCGTCACCCGGGTACAGTCGCTCAATGAACGAGAGCTGCTGGTGTACCACTTTGATCCAAGCCTTGACTACGCTGACGGCTCCACCTTCTACGTCACCCTTGTCCGGGCGGACGGCCGCATGGAGAGGCTGGGCGGCCCGGACAACGGTGCGGTGTTTGACCGCAGTGTCAAGGAGCCTCCCCACGTGCTGGGGGTGCGTGCCGGCGCCGGCCAAGGGTTTGACTGGTGCTTCTATGTGGAGGACAACGGTCTGTACACCTACACGGTTGCCACCCAACGCTGGCAGAAGGGGGAGACCGCCGCCGTTCCCACCGTGCCGCTGGTGCTGGTCAACGGCCGGGGCAATAAGGCCACCGGGGAGGACGTGGCCGTCTCTCCGCAGGCGGCCAACCGGCTCACCGACCGGGTGCGGTGTGCCTATACCACCGATGGGGTCAGTACCCTGTACCCTCTGCCCCAGACGGGCATGGTTCCCTACCGGGCAACCCTGACGGTATGGAGTGGCGACACCGCCCGGACGGTGGAAGGGGAGGTGGACACCTTCTACGGGCTGGTGCTGTTCCGGGATCTGACCTGCTCCGAGGCCGGTCTGCCCACCGGCACGGCCACCCGGGTGAACGTATCCGTGTACGTGGACAGCGCCACTGGTATCTTCCGGGCCGAAGCGCACCGGGCCGGCGAGCAGGGGGCACCCCTGGAGGGGTTTGTACTGCCCCGGGCGGAGCTATCCGGCAACCTTATGCTGTGGATGATGACCACCACCGACAACGAGCCATGGCGCCGCCGGGGTCTGCGGCAGGCGGTGTGGTACGGTGGTCTGGCGGCCGGTGCCGAGGGCGGTATCCATCTGTTCACCGCCGGACACCCGGACGAGCCGAATGTCCTGCGCTGGTCGGAGGTGAACGACCCCACCTATTTCCCGGAGAATAACTACGCCACCGTGGGCGAGGATGGGGCGCCCATCACCGCCCTGGCCAAGCAGGGGGAGCTGCTGGTCATCTTCCGGGAGCACGACATCTATTGCACCCAGTACGTGGACGGCACCACCCCCTCCGAGGAGGAGATGGTACAGCGCCGGGCGCTGGAGGCCACGGTGCACGCCGCCCGGTTCCCCCTGACCCAGCTGCACCCCGGTATCGGCTGTGATTGCCCTCACACCGTCCGGCTGGTGAACAATAAGCTGGTATGGATGACCGCCGACGGCCGGGTGCATATCCTCACCGGCACCAGCCGGTTCAGCGAGCGCAACGTCCGGCAGGCCTCCCCTCTCATCGAGCAGGCGTTACAGCGGCACAGCCGGGAGGAACGGCTGGCGGCGGTGGCCGGGGAATACCGGGGGCATTATCTGCTGGTGGTGGGCAACCGGGTGTATCTGCTGGATTGCCAGACCGGGGCGTTCAATCAGTTTCAGAACTATTCCCGGGAGGAGACGGCGCAGAAATCCCTGCCGTGGTACGCATGGACCCTGCCGGAGGATACCTACCGGGGGGTGGCGTACGACGGCACCGGGCTGGTGCTGTTGGGAAACGATACCCTATACACCTTGGCCGGAGAAACGGATGACGGCGTTCCCGTTACCGCCCGGTTCACCACCAAGCAGTACGGATTTGACCATCCCGGGACACGCAAAAACGTCCCCCGGCTGTATCTGGAGCTGGAGGACGGCACCGGCTGCCATCTGCGGATACGGTACGTCACCGACCGGGGCATCCGGGAGGACGGATACCGCCCGTGGGGAGACGGGAGCACCCGGCAGGAGCGCACCGTCCGGCTGACCCCTCATCTACAGCATATCCGTCACGTGGCGGTGCAGGTCGAGACCACCGGCGCGCTGGCGCTGACCGGCATCACGCTGGTGTATGAACTTAAAAAAGGAGGTATGCCGTAATGGCCATCAAATCCTTTGAGGAACGGCAGAAGGTACAGCGTGCCTTGGCCGAAAAGGAGCTGCAGCAGGCCGTTGGCAAGCGCCAGCAGGACGATGCGGCCGCCCTGACCGCCGCCACCGGAGAGGTGGACACCAAGGTCCAGCAGAAGGTGGACGGTTACCGGGCGGAGCAACTGCTGGCGCAGGAGGATGCCCGGGAGAAGCTGGACCGTCATCTTCTCAGCGAGGAGCTGGACAGACAGACGGTGGAGCGCCGTATGGCCAACCTGGGGTTGACCCAAAGCGGCCTGGCGGATTCCACCCGGCAGGCGGTGTCCGCCCACCGGGCGTATAAGGACCGGCAGGCGCAGGGAGCGTTGGCTGCTGCGGTAACCGCCCTGGAGAAAGCCATCGCTGATACTAAAGCGGATGGACAGCGCCAGAAGCAAGCGCTGCAGCAGGAAAGCCGGGCGGCGTTCAACAAGTGGTACACCAGCCTGGCGCAGAAAACCTATGCGGCGGCCGACAAGCTGGCGCAGCAGCAATACAACCAGGATCTCAAGACCCAGGCATCGGTGGCCAAGGCGCAGGCCTCCGCCCTGGCGAAGATCGCCACCGCCGAGGCCAAAAAAGCGCAGATAAAGGCCGAGCAGGAGGCGGCGAAGAAGGCGGCCGAGGAGCAGGCGCTCAAGGAGGCCGAGGAGGAAGCCCGTCGCCGGGAGGAGGAACGGTACCACGGGGTGGAGGAAACCTTGCCGGTGAAGATCACCAACGCCCTGCGTGGCGTCTCGGAGTGGGATGCCTCCTCCGGCGGTTTCTTCAACAGCACCTGGTGGAGTGGCCCTACCGGTGACGGCGAGGACGTCTATCAGGACATCGTGCTGGAGCAGATGGTCTCCTCGCCGCAATACCAGCTGCTCAGCGGCACCGAGCAAGCCTATGCGCAGGCGCTGGCGGTGGGACGCAGTGTGGCGCAAACCTGGCCGGATGAGGCGGATGCCGCCGGGAACATTGCCCGTATTCAGGGCGCTATGCGCATGGCGCAGAAGAAGATGGGCTGGAACGAGGACACCTATCAGAAGCTGCACCAGCTGGCCGTCCAGTATTACGGCGAATTCACCAATAAAGAGTAAAGGAGCATAAGCCATGACCATCAGACAAGTGGTGTGGGCGGTGGGAGAGGATCACCGGACGGTGACCCCGGCCGCCCCCCAGGAGGGCGGTGTGCAGGGGGAGGACAACGCCACCGAGGCGGTGTTCGACCTGACAGCCGCCCCGGCTTTGACCGCCGGCGACCTCACCCTGTACGTGGAGTGCATCGACGCCGCCGGCGGCTACGATAAAACACCGCCTCTGCCGGTGCAGGATGGCCGGGTACGCACCCCGGTGCCGCTTTGCTGGACCCAGTACGGGGGCGTCATCACCCTGCGGCTGACCGGCGAGAGGGAGGGGCAGGTGGTGTACACCCTCACCGGACGGATGCGGCTGGATAGCCGTCCCACCGCCGCCCGGCAGGTGGATACCCTCCTGCGCACCCATATTCAGGAGACCCTGGACACGGTGGAGACCGTGGCGAAAGGGGTCCGGGTGGACGCGGCGGATGCGGTGGATGCCGCCGACAACGCCCGGGAGGCGGAAGCGCTGGCCCGTGCCGAGGCGGACCGGGCCGCCGGTGCCGCCGCCCAGACATTTGCTGACCGCACCCAGACCGGTATGGATGCGGTCATTGCCCGGCAGGCGGCTGCTGACGCCGCCGCCACCGAGCAGAGGGTGGCGGCCATCGCTGTGCCGGACGATACCACCGTGCGTGCCGACGGCTTGTGGTCGGGGAAGGGTACCGCCGACCGGCTGTGTCCCCCCTGGCAGGAGACCGGCCGGCAGGTGACCGCCCATCCCTTGCCGGGGTATCCCCTGCAGGTGACCACCGCCGCCGTGTATAACTATCTGGACCTCAGCTATCTGACCCCCACCCAGTCGGACGGTGTGACCGTGACCCCTCTGGAGGATGGCGGTATCCGTCTGGACGGGGTGGCCGGGGAACACGGCGGCGTCATCCTGAGCACCCCCGTGGGCACCTTGGCCACCGCCTTCGGACTGGAGCCGGAGGAGACCTACCGACTGTCCGGCTGTCCTGCCGGTGGGGAGGGGGCGTACCGCCTGTGCTTGACGGAGGATTCCACGTGGAGCATCCGTGTCACCGACACCGGGGAGGGCGCTGCCTTTGTCCCCGGGGCGTACACCTACAGCGGCTGTTGGGTGCTGCATATCGCCCTACAGCCGGGGACCGTGTGCGAGGGGCTTGTCTTCTATCCCCGGATCACCCGGGCGGCGGACACCCCTACCACCATTACCCGGTGCGGTAAAAACCGGCTGGACGTGTCCCGGCCGGTGAGTGCCGTCACCGTCACCACCAAGAACGACGGCACCCGGGTGGAGTATTACGGCTACCGGCTGGCCCTGCCCCCCGGCAGCTACACCCTGCACGCCGAGCGCATTGCCGGTACCGCCACC